CCTCAAAATCTGTAAAGTCACCGAAAAATATACGGTCATACCAAGCTTCGTTTTCTGTCCAGCCTTTATCTACGCTATATACCGATGTTTCGCCTTCGCTATAACGTATAATTTGAGGATGTTCTGTTTTTATGAAAAAATATTTTGTTTCCATATTATTTCACCCTTTCTATATTTTTCGGTACTTTCAATGCTTTACTTAATTTTACCATTTCAGTATCAAGTCTATGTCTTTCTGCTTTAGTTGTCGAAGGTAGCCTGCGTTTTTCGTACAATTCATGTAAGGGACCATTCTTTAAATCAAAACTTTCCTGAGTATGATACTGCATTTCAAAGTTGATGCCATCTTTTTTTACAACTGTATTCACACCTTTATATGGTCCATCTGTTAGCCAAGTATTTTTTACTTTGACAATTTTATAACCTTCTGCAATAAGCTTCTGTTTCATCTCCGAATATTCTTTTGCAAAAGTATCAGAATCGAAAATAGTTGTAAAACGTAAGGCGTCATTGATATTATCAGCAGCTTCAGAGAGACTTATATTTTCTATTTTACTGTCAGTTGCAATTTTACGAGCTAAAGATTCAGATGTTTTCTTTCGGAATTCAAGGCCCGCCAATTTGTTATTATCGGCAATCCGTTGCATATCGCTTGTAATTTTTGGCTCTACCTTTGAAATTCGATCCAAAAGTTGTTTACTGTAGTATTCAGCTGTTCCATCTCCCATACTTAAATTATACACTTTTGATTGACCTTTTGCAACGTATTTATCATACCAATCGTCATAGCTCATGTCTGCAGGTACTAATCTAGTCTTACCTGTCTTAGGGTCACGAGCCCTACGCTCTAAGTTACTTAGCTCTACATCATCAAAATGTGCGACGGTCGTTGACCTACACCAAGGATGCAATGGTGGATAGTTGACACCCGTTTTGCGTTCTGAAACCTTGTAGACTTTATTATCATGATCACGACAGATTGCAGATGTGCGTTTGTCTAAAACTGCAATAAAACGATAATATTCAATATCAGCTTCTTCATAGCTTAAAGCTTCCATCTCATTGTGGAAAAAAGCTGATTCTGTCCGAACTAACCGACGCGCATTGTTCCGACCGGCATCAAAACGATCTGAAATGAGATTAACAACATCTCGATCGCTTCGTCCAGTCATGAAACCAACCAAAAACTCGTCTTTGAGTTTTCTAGCAAGCTCGTCTGTATTGTTCCAAATGCGACCTGAATAATTGTCCCCCGACCACTTTAAAGCCCGCAGACGAAGAATTTCAGCTTCTGGCAGCGCGTTAAATGAATAAGCTAAACCAGCTTGTTGCTGTAGTTCGAAGGTTGCTCGATTATAGCTATCTTTCATGAAGTCCGTGTAGAACTTATCAGACTGTCTTTTTTCGGCGTGATATACAGCTAAACGCAGTTTATCTACTTGTTTATTTAGATTTTCAAACTGTCGAATCCGAAAAGCATAAGCCGCACTATCCAAGTCAACGAGTAATTGAGTAATGTTGGGATCATTAGGACGCGCTTCAAGAACTTTACGCATTTCAGACAAGCTCTGTTTGCCATTCATGTCCTTAATAACCCTACGCGCATCCTTTTCGGACAATCCATAATCACGTTGAAATTTATCAAAAACCTTATTCGCTTGTCTATTTAAATACCGCTGCGCTTCATCGTATATCTTATCAATGTCATCAGCCTTAGATTCAGCTTTATCCATTTGTCGATAAATTAAGTCAGCTTTGCGACGCTCCCAATATTTTGAATCATTCTTCACCATTTAGCTCATCTTCTTTCTCAGGATGAGTATTTTCTTGCTGGAACTGTGGGAATTGTTCCATATTATCCTCTTTCTGCTCTTTCAAAGCTTCAAGTTCTGCGTCTGGGTCCTCAACGAACGGCAAGAGTGAAATAAGCTGACGAAGACTGACTTTACCATCAAGATTACTAATGATTTGAGAAATCTCTAGCAAGTTCTTTGGCAGCCCACGGCTGAACTGTGGCACGATTGAATGTGCTTCAAGAGCAATCTGCTGCATGCCCATGTAATGTGCAAAGATAGCAATACGCTGTCTAAGACCTCGCTTGTAATTCGCTTCTTTGGTCTTAGTAATCATTTCAAGGCCTAGTAGCTTGAATTCCATGGCTACGCCCGAGCTATTGCCTGCGAAATTCTTATCTGTCAAATTCGGCACATGGCTGAATGTGTAGATATCTTCTTTCAAAGCCTTACGCAAAATTTCAGTCGCGTTTTCGTCTAGGGCATTTTTCAAGAAATCAGCCTTAGCATCTGCTGGCAATTCCAAAAGACCTTCTTCAACAAGTATACTCATTGCCTCTCGTGCTTCTTCTTGGGTATCAGCCAACTGAGCACCGTATAACACAAGGATAGACTCTACTGCTTGCTCTTTGTCATTGACGCGATTACCCATCAACGAATTGTAAGCATCAATTAAGCTAATCTGTTGCTCGTAATCACCAATCGCGAAGTGATTATTGCGGTATTCGATGATTGGGATTTGTCCGAGGTTGTGAGGTTCTACATTCTCATTCTGCGTCGTTCCTTTGCTCGAATCACGCAGCACAATGTGGTAATGCAGATTTTGAGTAAACACTTCTGCTTGATACTTAGTAGCATCTTTCGTATCGTCTTTGATTTCGTAGTAATATACTGCAAACAAAGCCTTGCGCTCGATGCTGTCATCATAAACGATGAATACATTCTCAGGATCTACACTAGTCGAATCAAGCTCAGTCACCCCCTCTTTCGCATAGATATACTCGTAAGCACGTCCATAGATAGCCATGTTCAGAGCGTTCTGCGCATCCACTTGGTCTATTTCAGCGTCATCGAAAGCCTCAAGCAAAGGCTCAAGGTCGCTCTCGGCAGTATTGTTATACTTGATAGGATTGCCCATAAAATAGCCCGTAGACGTATCCGCAATGTCCTTAGCGTGATTAGCTACTGTTTTAAAGTTTGGCTGACCCTTTCGGCGTTCATGTTTTAAGATGTCATGTTCGCCTAAATAATAATCTTTCAAATTTTTCAACCGTTTTGATTCATTTGAATGTTTTAAAATAAGCTTATAAATCAAGTCTTTCTTGAGTTTTGTTTCGTCATATCCCGCTCGTGGATAAGTCAATATTTGATACATATGATTCCTTTCTAAAATCCGTAACGGGATTTACGTTTGACTTTGGCTTTCGCGTTTCTCATATCGTCCTCGAACGGGTTACGAGGATTACCGTCCTTATCGGTTTCATAATCAATATTTTCAAACTCTCTAGCGATGTTTGGCGTACGTTTTGGATCAATAACAATAGCATCTAAATCATCTAGCCATTTCTCGCCGAACTCAACGCTATCAGGTCCTTTCTTAACCTGTACGACGCGAGATATACCGTATTCATAGCGTAATTCATCGTTTGACTTCGGCTCTACTTCCGCATGAATCACATCATGCTGATAGCCTTTTTGTTTTAACTTCTCTGCTAACATGCGATTACTAATCTTCACGCCATAAATCTCATCAACGGCATAGATAGTCCGACGTTTTTTGTCATAATGCCAGCGAACAAAAGCAAGCGGATCGTTAGCATAACCATAGTCAATACCATTCCGGATATTATCAAAGCTCTTATACTCATCGTCAGTAATCGTGCGAAAAACTAGATTGTCAAACGGCACAACTCCTGAACCAACAGCCTTTCCTAAATACTCCCAATCATAACGAATTTGAGAACGTTCGCGAGTCGCTTCTGCCTCTGAAATAAACTCCTTAGAGATAAAAGGGTTATCAAAATAGGTCGAATGATGCACATAAGTGTTATCTGGTTGAATAACACTCTCATACTTCTTGTTTACCCACGATTGTTTTCTCTTGGGTGGATTATAAGAAAAAAAGAACTTGTAAAAAAGTCCCTCAGGTAGTTCTCCACGCAAAAGTGAGTTTGTAATAATTTTAACATCATCCTCATTTTTGAACTCAGCCAATTCTTCAATCCAAGCAAAAGCGAAAGGGAAACGACTATCTTTCAATGATTTGATTCGTTCTGGTTCTTGTGCTCCTCGGAAAATAATATAATTTCCGCGAGGTAGATATGTAATTCGTAAAGGCGATTTGTTAAAACGGAACAGATGCGCTACTTCTTGCTCGTAAATAGCCCACTTAAGCTGTTCATACACTGATTGCTCTAGTGTGTTATCTACTTTACGGATACAGACTGCGTTGCTTGCATATCGCATTACAAGTTGAACTAGAATATGGGCAATATCCGATGACTTACCTGATCCACGCCCGCCTTTACAAACTACATTTAGATACTTTCGACAGTTTGAAGCGCGCCAGACATCGTGAAATTTGGCAGGTAGAAACTCTGATATTTTTTTAGCCGTCATCAAAGCCACCAATATCATCAACAAATGTCACTGATGCATTTACTTCTGCTTCTACCTTATCCGTCCAGAGCCTGTGCCGTTTACCCAAAAGCTCGGCAGCCTTTATTCTGTCCTTAGCTCCGACGTCTATATCGATAACTTGCTGACCAAGTTCACCGATACCACAAAGTGTCTGCTCTTGCGTCTCTCCTCGCATTACAGATGTTAGATAGCTAAGTACTTCTTCTTGTGTTGCAATCTTCTCGGACGCAAGCTGAGCTAAGCGTTCATCTATGTATTTCTTAATTTCAAGTTTTTTCAAGTTCTGCTCACCTATCTGGCCGGCTGACCTCTTAGCATAGCCAGCCTTGATAGCAGCATCTGTTGCATTTGCGCTGATGATGTACTCGTCAGCGAATCTTTGTTGTTTTAAAGTTAATTTAGCGATTTTCCATCACCACCAATCTATTTTTTTATAAAACAAAAAGGAACGCCTTGCTGCGTCCTTTTCGGGAGATTTTATGAAAAAGTTTTGTTGTCGTCCTTTTTTTGGACAATACCATAATATCACATCGAAAGTTCCAATAAGTTCCACTAGTTCCATTTTTTTGAAAGTTTCTTTAAGGCGCTATCTCTAGCTCTATGTATTGTCCCACGCCCACATCTCAACCTAATTTGGATTTCATTCCACGACAATCCGTCTATGTAGAATAATCGCATGACGATATTTTCCAATGGGTCTTCTAGCGACTCGACTGCCTTTACCAGCTCATCACGTTCTTGGTAAAGCTCTTGAATTTCCTGATAAAGTTTTTCGGATTTATCAATGATCAGCACATTCAATTCTTCAGACCGATTCTCTAGACTGCCCGCTTTAGGTTGATCCGTGTATTTTTGACTACGCAAAATCCCAGATTTCAAGCTGATAATTTCTTGATACTTCGACTTCGCTTTGATGTCTATATACTGTAATGCTTTCAATCTCTGTCTAATATCTATTGACACCTTCGCTCCTCCAAAAAATCTATTTGCCCGTCACAAAAAGCGACCTTTTCTTTCAGCCATCTTTTGCGCTTAGCCATTGCAGATGAACCAAAGTCTATTTTGATTCTATGTAACGCTTTTGGTTCTAAATGCTCAAGATACAGACGTTTCGTCTTGCGCCAATATTCAAGTTCTTCATCAGCATTCATCCGCTACCCTCCAACACGGTTCTTATCCGCAGTATCTTTCAGCCGTTTTGCAATCTCAGCATCAATCGACTTGACCGTCTTGTGTAGCTTGTCGACTTCTTCGCTGATTTTCTTGTTGTGTTTCTGTAGTACTTCGATTTTTTGATTAAGATTTCGGTTAGCTTCTACTTGTTTGTAAAATCCGAAGCCGACGCCGAAAATAAAGATAACGATTGCAACGTTAAAAGCAGTGTCAATAATTTTATTTTTCATTCTTTCTCCTTCAAAAGTTCTGGATTTTCGTATATGTTGCCGACGACTTCGAAACTTTCTTCGCTTGAAAAATTAGACATATAATCTACAACCCATCTATCGTCGTGTGGTTTTAATCGATAGCTTCCTTCCTTTATGTCGTAAAAAACAGTATATAGACTGTCGAAAAATCGAACGATATCCCCCTCAAAAATCTCCTGCCCGTTCTTGTCCTTGAGGCCTGTTGATTGCATGAGGATAGCATCATCAATAATCGACCCGCTATATTCATCATCTCCCCACATGCTGAAATCAGTCAAAACAAATGTAATACCCTCTGGATAAGTAGTTACAACTGATACATTGCGATGCATTTTGGGTGCTGGTTGTTTTAAACCAGGATATCTCTCTACTCCCCACGCTCTAAATTTTGGAATCATCTTGCACCTCCTCAACTCATTTTGTGACTCTCTAACTCAGCAAATTCCTGACCATAATTGACAAAATAAGAGCCAACTAGAA